GCTGTGGTCTGTTTTGCTAACCTCATCGTCAAGAGCAAGAGTAGCCGACACATTCTTTGCGTGAGAGTGTATGGTGTGGGTTCCGCTCTGAGAACCCGAGGTATTGATCGCAGTTCCGTTGAGAGTGGTTGACAGGTTGAATGTATTTGCCGCTGCATTGATGACAAAATACTGCGTTGCAGCAGTCGTTGGGGATGCGACAAGTCCTGTTGGTAGCGCACCTGTAGTTGTCAGAACGACAACATCTCCATTCCTCAGCCCATGACTATTGCAGGTAAAGACTGCTGGCGAAGCAATGGTGACTGTGAAAGTTTGGATTGGTGCAGAATTTATTCTTGGATCGGTCAACAGATATGAAGCACGAATGTTATCAACAGTCGTTGCTTCGGGAATAACCGTTCCACCTTGAGAGAATGTGTTGTAGTTCAATCCCTTAATGAGATGAACACCGCTGTTGGTAACTATAGTACCAGTACCCGATTGCGTACAGGCAACTGCAATTCGTATTTCTTCAATAACATACGAAGTGCCAGCAGACAGGGTAACGAGAGCATTAATAGTCAGGGTTGTGTTGTCCGTTATTCCTGTGATTTCATACCATGTGGTTACTGTCGTGGGATCGGTTGTTCCGAATCCAATCCTTGCGCCAACAGCAATCCTCTGGTCCGTGAATCCCGTGCCCGATCCATCAATCGTGGTGGAAGACCCGCTCGTAGAAACCGTTCCTATAGTGTGCTTATAGACAACTGCCCGCATCGAACGAATGGTCTTGCTTCCAGTAATTGTTGTACCAGATAAAGTTATAAAACCCTTATATGTTATGGTAGAAGCATTGCTATTGAATTCGGAAAGTGCCAATGTTCTTGTGGCTGCGGCATTGGCATTTGATGCTGTAAAAATCCAATAGATATTATCAGACCATTTGATGACATGGGGCATATACTGAGCACCAGATGCAAATGAATCAACTATACTCACCATAGAAGATGGTCTAGTTGAAATAAACTTATTTTCTGCTTCTGCTCCTGTTGCCTGATAAAGCAGGGAAGACAGCATAGTTTTGGTCGAGTCGTAGCCCCCAGCAGTCACCCCGACAGCAGGGAGCCCTCCTGTAAAACCAACCGTTTGTCCCACAAAATGATGTTGTACTGCTGCTTTCACGATGTTCTCCTGATCTTTATGAATAATCCAACGCTCTGAATGCCCGTATTACTATTTATTATAAAATCTACAACATCACCAGCACTCATTCCAGACCATAACGTTATTCCTATATTAGAATTTTTCATAGATCCACTCAATCCAGGATAATCAGATCCAACTATCGATGTTGTCGTTGGATAGTTTTCAAAAGATGATTTCTTAACATCAAACTGAATATTTCCAGTTTGTCCAGAAATAATATACCATTCAATAGGAATACAATCATAGGCAATTTGTTTATAACTTTTGTTTCCTGTTGATATGTCATCTGGTCTTGCATCGATAAAAATAGTTATATTATCTTCCTGTGTGACACCAGATGACCCAGAAACAACAACATTTCCAGTCATTCCATTTACTGAATTGACTATATTATTTGCAAATAAATTTCCACTAAAAGTTGCACCAACACCAATGATGTTACCAGTAAATGTAACCCCGCTAATCGGCACACCAAATATTGCATTTGTCGTGCTTAAAGTGAGCATGTTTGTTCCTGGACTTGCACCATTAGTGCCAGTTATTCCATTGTAGAATCTAAACTGCCCAACGTATCCTTCAAGCAAAACATTAGCAGCATTTGTTGTACTTCTACCAAGCCGTATACTCCCCACTCTAGCACTGCTGCCAGATCCTGCTTGAGCAATTCTAAGCCCAGTCCCATCCGTTGCAGCAATCACATCTATGACATTAGACCCAACAGAATTAGAAATTGTAATTCCTCTATCAAACGATTGTATTGCAGAAAAATAATTAACCTGATTCGTAAAAGGAACATTAATTATATCGCCAGTGAGCCCATTAACAGATATGACATAATCAGATACAAGTGAGCCACTTGATCCTGTTGGCCCCTGTGGGCCAGTAGCACCACGCTCAGAAGTCAATGGAACTGCAATAAATTTCATGAATTCTACTAATATGCTGTTAGTAGATTCTTTATTTTGAACGATTAAAAATATTCTATCATCTGTGTTTAAATCTAAAATCGTTTGAATGGTTCCAGCAATTGGCTGAGTAGATGGATTTGCAGAATTTGCGTATATTTCACTTTCACTAATTCTATCTGCATTTGGGTCAAGTGCAGATGCTATATTCTTGTTGTGTCCTATATAAAATCCACAAATATCCTGACTTCCATTGTAAAAATTAAATGTGCATATTATATGAAATCTTCCACCAGCTCCAGTATATTTCAATGAATTTGTTGATGGATCCTTTATGAAATTAAATAGAGTACCAGTTTGAACATTTCCAACGACAATAGATCTACCATTGATTGATGGAATGGTAGTCTCAAAAGTATTACCCTTTAAATACAGTACACCCACATCGTTGTTTCCAGGTGCACCCGATCCATCCTGGCCAGTTGCACCAGTTGGTCCTACTATTCCAGTACCAAGTAAATCCAGTTTTTCCCATGCATATCCATTATATTCCCAGATGATATCACCAAAAGAATAGGTATTTCCAGTAGATGGACTTGAAGGAAAATTGAACGGCATATTCAATATTTATCTAATAAAAAAGGCTCCTTTCGGAGCCAATTTTACTTGCGATTTTTAAATTTCTTCTTTTTCTTTTCTGGCTTGCTGTCTGTATTGAATTTTATATTCTGTGGCTGCTGTATGTTTTGCTGCTGGTATGCCATCTGCATCTGTGCAAGTATTTTCTCATATTGCTCAAGATTAGCCTGGATTCTTGGAAGTTCTTGTGGTGGTACGCGGTTTTCAGTCAATAGCTTCTTACATGCCATATGACCAATGATTGGTTGTCCTGCGTAATAAGCAGTAGCAGCAATCTCATCCAATATTCCAAACTTATAGATGATATCTGGAACGAACAAGATGTCGTTTGCTGGGAATGGTATCTCAGATGCCATCTTAGCAAAAAGATATGCAAGGGCTGGCTTCTTGAATTTAGTTCGATAGATTTGTGCTATATGGAACAGGGGCTCGGCTCGAATTGGTCTTGAGTTGAACGAGTCTAAAAATGCCTGTTGTATGTCTTCCCATGGCTTGTTTTGCATGGCCATTGTGACTGCAACGCGGTATAGTGAATAATAGACCTCCTCTTCCCACCCACCCATCTCGGCTCGCTTACGGTAAGCTTCTTCGGCCTTTTCCCATTGCTGGGAATCAAAGTAGGATTGTGCTAGATAAAATTGATATCTGGAGTTTGCTGGCTCGGTTTCCAATGCCTTTTCTAGAATCTCTGCGTCTTTCTTGTACTTCTCGACTGGAGTTATTCCGACATTTCTAGCACCCTCTGTTCTGGCTACAATGCGATAATCACCAACCAACCTAGCCATTACTGGCTGTGGTGTGTCGCACATGGCATATTCATGAAGTACACCGACATACTTCCAGTTTGATTCCAATTTGAAAATCTGGGAACGCCACCATGAGAAGTCTTCTCTTCCCATTTTGAGAATATATCCATCAACATTGTGATCTGGATTGAACTTCAATGAGCCAACTAGATAATCGTCAGCGTCTATCATGAATGCATAATGTGCTTTTCCCTTGCATAAATCAAGGGCTTCGGTTCGGTTGTGTCCGAAGGAAACCCAAGGTCTTTCGTGAAGTTCACCAGGTATTCCCTTTTCCTTGAAGAAATCTGTTATGATCTCCTTGGTATTGTCGGTAGAACCAGTATCTACAATCACCCAGTAATCGATCTCTTTCCAAATAGAATTAAGACATTCATGTATGATATGAGACTCATTCTTGACAATCATCGATAGACATAGTTTGTGCATTATATAAATCCTTTATAATTTTGCCGAAAAGAAGATCCTGTTGGAGCTAGGCCGCTATCATGGATATGAATCATAAAATCTCTTCTACCAAGTTGGAAATCATGATCTGCCATCATATTTATAAGAGAATCTATATCAATCTTTGGTTGCCATCCAAGCTTTTCCTTTGCTTTTGTTGGATCACCAAGAAGTTGATCAACTTCTGCTGGCCTATAATATTTTTCATCAACTTCAACATACTTTTTATAATCCATGTTATATCGCGCGAATGCCTTTTCACAGAATTCTCTAACGGATATCATCTTCCCAGTAGCAATTACATAATCATCTGGTTGTTCCTGTTGAAGCATCATCCACATGGCTTCGACATAATCACCAGCAAATCCCCAATCTCTCATTGCGTCTAGATTTCCAAGATAGAGTTTACTTTGTAGACCTTGATATATTCTACCAACAGCCCTAGTGATCTTACGAGTTACGAAAGTCTCGCCTCGCCGTGGAGATTCATGATTAAATAGAATTCCACACGATGCGTGAATGTTGTATGCCTCTCTATAATTTACTGTAAGATAATGGGAATAAACCTTAGCACACCCATATGGTGATCTTGGGTAAAATGGAGTTGTTTCCTTTTGTGGAACTTCCTGTACCTTCCCAAACATCTCACTAGATGAAGCCTGATAATATCTTATCTTTTTTCCGTTGGTTTGCTCATATGAACGAATTGCTTCTAGTACATTCAAAGTTCCTATGCCAACAGTTTCACCAGTATACACGGGAGAGTCAAATGAAACTCTAACATGACTCTGTGCTCCTAGATTGTAGATCTCATCTGGATGATGCTTGTTAATCAGCTTTTCTATTGTGGTGTAATCTGTAAGATCTCCATAATGTAAAAACAAAGTTTTATTATAGACATCTGGATTTTCAATGTGATGTTCTAGTCTTGCTGTATTAAAAGATGATGATCTACGGATTATTCCATGAACTTCGTATCCTTTAGATATCAACAGATCTGTCAGATACGATCCATCCTGGCCCGATATTCCCAGTATTAAAGCTATCTTTTTCATATTGCAATGCTATAGAATTTCCATCTATTTCTATTATATTATAGTTATATTTTTTTATAATGGCTTTAAAGTCATTAATATTGTGTAAATATTTATACGTTTTTATTTCATCATACGCCGTGTAGGTTGTACTTCCACTTGGATTTGATGTAAAATCTATTCTTCCGATTATAATAAATTTAATCTGTTTACTTAAAATAAATTCTAGAGCATCATTTCCATTTTCTAAAACATCTAATAGAGCTCCAGCATGAATAAGATTAAATTTTTGAATAAATTTATTTTCTATATCAAATAAATCAATTGCCTCAAAATTATCTGTTTTCCATGCTTCTTTTGCTACTACTATTGCCTCTGGTGAGTAATCGATGCCAAAATAATTTATATTTTTAAAATTATCTAAACATAGTTTATAATATGCACCACATCCACAACCAATGTCTATTAATTTAATATCATTTTCAATTTTATTTATTTTAGAAATTAATCTAATAAATGAATTCCAATGTGGTGGATAAGAATTAAATTGTTCTATATTTAGAGCTAATTGTTTTTTAAAAACATTTATATTTTTCCACGAATCTTTATATTCCATTTACAATCCTATAAAATTCTTTTTTATCGTTAATATAATCTAGTGGATCATAATTAGTAGATGCTAAGACTAGCATAAATTCATTTCCAGTAATAAATTTTTGATAATCCCATATCATTTTATCTATGTAAATTGCTTCACCAGGATTCAGTTCATATTCTTCACATATTTTACCATTATCCAAACCAACTATTATTTTTCCCTGTACACATACTAGCAATTGTTCGGTTTTATAATGTGCATGTTCTCCTCGTATTGAATTTTTAGGAACATCATTAACTGAAAAGATTCTTTTTGGTGAAAACTTTATAGTGTTAAATTCTATTGGTATTAATATACCACCTCGAACATCCGTATAATTTTTTACTTTAAAAATTTTATTCATAAGCAACTATTTAAATTTTTAAAAATTTCCTCCTGTACCCCACCTAATGTAAACTTCAATCTATTTTGATAGATATAGTCTATCATAAATTCAGTTTTAATATTTTTTAATATAGCAATCATCTCTTCTATTTTTTCAACATAATTTATATCTAAATGAACACACAATTTAGTCCAATCCAAATCTTTATATGGAAAATTGATATTATTTGCTATCAATACTGGTATACTGCCGCTATGGAAAACTTCAAAAAATCTATAACTAAATCCCCCATCATTTGGTCCACCAAGAGGACATAAAGAAAATATACTAGATCCTAATATTTTTTTATAATCAATAAAATTTTTAGTTGGAAAATATTTAATATCGGAACTATTTTGCGCCTTAATGTTTTTAACTAATTTATCTCTATGTTTATTATTAATAGATCCGATAAAGGAGCTAAAATATTGTTTTTCTGTATTCAGATACGTTGTATCTACATTCCAAAAAGGCAATAGAATATCTTTATATGTTGGATTTTTAATATATCCAAAATTTATAATTCTATAATTTGATATTTTATCTAAATTTATATGATATTTTGAAAAATCATTATCATGATTCCAACTAAATAAAACTATTTTATTTTTATATTTATCACATAAATTTTTAATAAAATATGGTATTAGATGTCCAATATTATTGAACTCAAACAATTCTAAATAATATGGACATAAGATAAAATGACTATCTTCGTCTTCTTGAAATAAATCAAATCTAGTGTAATGTTGTTTATTTGATCTACTGTTGTGATAAAAAATATCTGGATATTCTAATATATCTTTGCGCCCATCGTTTAAATACCAGTCTAAATTAATTTTATAAATTAATCCATCGGTTAATTCATTTAACTCATCTAATTTTATTTTTTTAAATTTAAGTGGATTCATTTATTATAAAAAGCTTTTATTGCATCAGAGATAAAATAAATTTCATCTTTTTCCATGTATTGGTGTATAGGTAAACTTAATAAATTATTACACCAGTTTAATGTATTATAATTATTTTTAAATTTTTCGTTTAAGTACATAAATGGTTTAGTCAATTGAATTGGAATAGGATAGTGTATAATAGTAGGTATATTACAATTAGTTAAATGCTTTTGTAAATTTTCTCTGTCCATTACACGTAAACAATAAACGTGTTGAACATGTTTGTTTACATAATTTGCTGTTTTTGGAACAATCACTTGTTCTATTCCATCTAATAAATTATTATATAAATTAGCTACATGTAATCTTTTTTCATTCCATGTATCTAATAAATTTAATTTTTCATTTAAAAATATAGCCTGTATTGGATCCAATCTGTTATTATGTCCAATATATTCATAATGATATTTTTTACTAGATCCAAAATTTCTAATATGTTTTATCTTATCATATAAATTATCATTATTTGTTGTAATAATTCCAGCATCTCCGATTGCTCCTAAATTTTTACCAGGATAACACGAATACGCGGTAATATCAGATCTTTTTCCTATCATTTCGTTATTTTGATATGCACCATGAGCTTGAGATGCATCTTCTAATATTTTACAATCAAATTCTTTTGCTATCTTCTCCAATTTTATCATATCAATCGGATGACCATATAAATGGACTGCAATAATTAAACAATTTTTGTGCTTATGTCTATTATTTTTAAGATAAATTTCTAATAAATTCAGATCCAACTGATAATAATCATCACAATCTATAAGAGTAGTATTAAAATTAATGTTTATATTTTTTGGCTGATGTTCTATTGCAAGTATATCCGCAATATACGTATTAGCTGGTATTATTACATCAACATCATCTTTAAATTCAAATGCTTGAATTGCCAATTTCAGGGCATCTGTTCCATTTGAGACTCCAAGTGCATATTTTGATTTTGTATATTTAGCAAAATTATCCTCAAATAAATGTAAATATTTTCCATCGATATAAAATCCACTATCAAAAAAATGTTTTAGACTCTCCATCGCAGAATCTTTTATTTCTAGCCACTGTTTACCTAAATCATTAAATAATATTTTCATTTATTCAATCCTTTAATCTAATAAGATATCTGTTGTTTCTACAGTTAATTTTTTTTGGTCAAAATTTCCACTCAAAAAAATTTCGATTGATTTTTTAAGTGGTTGTATTCCTTTATCATACCATATGTTTTCATTATTGTAAATAATATTTTGTGTAATATCATCCCAATATAAAATTCCATTTTCAAATTCAAAAATACAATCACGATTTTTTATACTATATTCCCAGCTAGAATATAGTAATGCATCGTATGTTTCATACTTAAGAACACCAATACACGTATCATTTTTTAAATTATTATTATTTCTTTTAAGATTAATCCAATGTTTACTCAGGCATTTTTGTTTAAAAACATACTGAAGTATTGATACGTCGTGAGATGACAAATCCCATTTAGCATCTACATCACCTCTAACTGGACCTTTATTTATTCTATTCATTCTAACAGAAAGTAAATTTCCAAATTTATTATTATAATAATTTTCTTTAATAAAATTAACAGCTGCATTAAATGTAAAAGTCCAATCAACAAATAATTTACAATTGTTATATTCACTAATTTTGTATAGTGCATATACATCTGCTCTATTTGTTGCTAATGGTTTTTCACAAAAAACATCTTTTCCGTTTGAAAGATATAAATCTGCTATTTCTCTATGAGTTGTTGCTGGTGTTGCTATAAAAATTTTATCGCATTCCATTAAATTGCATTGTCCGTTATATCCTTTTTCTGGGTCTGATATTAAAATGTCTATATCAGAATACAACTCTGATATATTTTTATGTAATATTTTCCCCCAATATCCATATCCAATAATACCAATTTTCATCTTGCTGGATTTCCTTTTACTATTGTATTATCTGGTATATCTTTAGTTACTACAGATCCAGCTCCTATGATTACATTATTGCCTATATTAACTGGAAGTATCGTTGCGTTAGATCCGATTCTAACATTATTACCTATTTTTATTTTTTTCATTTTCCAATTTTTTATACAATCAGAATCTGTGAAAAGATCATTTACAAACATTACACCATGCCCAATAAAACAATCCTCACCTATCTCAGCCCCCTCACAAATAAAAGAGTGACTACTTATTCTAGTATTTTTTTTTATTATACAATTTTTTTGAATCTCTACAAATGGACCAACAAAAACCCCATCCTCTAATGTACAACCATAAATATTTACTAAATGTTCGTGTGGTATTTTTATATTCATATTATCCTCAATCTACACATTTCTTGGACACTATCAATTATTTTTAGATATTTAAGAATTTCTTTATAATTTTCTCCAGAATTTTGTCTAATAAAAAAATCATGTATAAAAATATCACAATCTGGATTTTTTATGATATTTTTAGCAAATTTGGCGCACTCTACTCTTGCTCGTCCATCAATAAAAACAACATCAAATTTTTCATGTTTTAATGGACATTCTACATATGTTCTAAATTGAAAAATTGATCCGTCGTCTGGTGTCCCTTCAATGTATGGAAGATCAGTTGGCGCATAAACAATTTTAGCATTTGGTATATTTTTATTTTGAACAAAAGTAGCCCATTCCTGGTTATGTTCAATACTTACAATTTCATTTACATATTGTGCTAATAATTCTGTGGATGTACCAGAACCATATTCTAATAATCGCTGTGTTTTATTAAGATGTTTTATTACAAAATTTTTCTCATGCTCTGTAGTGTACATTAAATTCACTCCAAAAAATATTCTATTTTATTTTATGCTCTAAGTTGATTAACTATATTATTTAATTGTATATTAAATGCATTTTTCAATTCATCAATAGAATTAATAATTGCTTCTGGGTGTGTTCCTTTAAACTCCTCAGTGTAACAATCACCTCTTGAGTCTGGCTGATACTCATGTACTCCTCTATATTGGGTTTCTACATAATACTTATCCATATGATCACCCAATACCCATGGTAAATAAATACTTGTAAAGTAATTATCAATACATAAACTACGTGTCAGAAAATCCTTATAATAAGAAATCTTTTTAAATACTTGATATGGGAAAACATATGAATAGTGATACATCTGAGCCCCAGTTTTAGCAAATAAAGTTTCACTATCTATATGTTTCTTTTCAATATATCCTGGATAATTAATTGTTGGTGGTCTGTGTGTTGCCCATGTTGCCCCTGGTGTATATCGAAATATTCTTAAAAAATTATCTTTATTTAATTCGAACCCAGTTAAATATCGATCAAATCCACCATAAAAAGTACAGCTTCTAATACCAACACTGGTAGGCTTTTCTTCTGCGAGCAATTTAATTATTTTTTCAAGGTCTTCTTTTTTATAAACCTCATCGGAATCTAAATTCCAAATATAATCAATATCATCATTTATATACTTCATGTATGCTTTACACTGATCATCCTTTTCTTTAAATTGTCCATGAATTATTTTTATTTTTCCCTCTGGGTCTGGAAAATTATCAATAATATAATTTGTTTTGTCTAAAGAAGTTGTTCTTCCCTTAGACTGCCAATATGAAACTGGTCCCTCAGCTATTAAAATTTGAGATGCGTATGGATAGACTTGCTCTAAGCACTGTCTTAGTACATAATCGCCCTCGAACACAATCATACCAAATGCAATTTTCATGTATTATCCTTTATGCTTTTTAAATATTCTTCACACATATCCGCTAACCAAGGGATAGAATCTACTCTATCTATTCCGTGTCTTGGACCAACTTTATATGTCATATTTTTAATATCAGATATGAAATTAGAATAATGAATATAAACAAGATCTTGTATTTTATTTTCCCATACAATTTTTCCACGCTCATGCATATATCTATGGTGTGGAATATTCCATGGAGCTAAATGACCAGTAGAATCACCGATAATAGCTATATTATCACTTCCATATAATGTATAAATTAATTCCAAATATTTTTGATCCCCACACGTTCCAAATTTTTCTGCAAATGGATTGTTTGGATCTAAAACACAATATGACCAAAAATCTAATATAGATTTTGCAGTTTTATTATTTTTATTATAAATCACACCAACATTGTATTTACCACATCCAGAATATGGAATTCTGTGTTCTACAATACCAAATGATTTATCACCAACATCAGAATATATTGTATCTAGTGATTTATAAAAATAAATATCAGCATCCATATAGATCACATGATCTATGTCATAGACATCTAAACAGTATTTTGGAAAATACGATGACATCTTATATGCCAATTCTATTAAATCCTGACTTATTTCTGTAACAGAACCGACAGCGGTAGCTTCTCTACTCGGGATTATATTTAAAAATCTACTATCATTTTTTATGATATCTTTTACATGTATAAATTCTACACCATCTAGTTTAATATTTTTAACATTATTAAAACACTTATCGTTAATGCACAAATAAAATACATGAACGTCATCATTATATTTTTTTAAAGATTCTATTAGTGCTAATCCTCTGCTTAAATAGTGATCGTCGCTTATTGTGCATATATATTTTTTAAAATTCATTTTTATTATCTCGTTATTTATTATTTACCATATAAATTCATTATTATAATATTTCACTATATTTTGTATTTCATAATCAAACACTTTTTCTGGAAACCAACCAATTGATCTAAGCTTAGAATCATCTAATGCGTATCTAATGTCTTGTCCTGGTCTATTAAATGAAAAATCAATATATTCTTCAAATTTATCTGGTGGTATTTCATACATGTTAAATATTTTTTTAACTGTTTCAAAATTACTTTGTTCATAGCCTCCACATATATTAAAAATTTCATTTTTAATATTTTTTTCTATTATTTTAGTAACAGCATTTGCTGTGTCATTTGCATGTAGCCACGTTCTAATAGGAGTACCATTATTATGTAATGGTATTTTTCTTCCCAACTTTAAATATTTACAAGTTTTTGGTATTAATTTTTCTACATATTGACCTATTCCATAGTTATTTGTTGGTCGTAAAATAATATAGGGGATTTTGTATGTTCTAGCCCATGCTAAAATTAACATATCTGCCGCCGCTTTTGTTGCGGAATATGGATTTGATGGTTTCAACAAATCGGTTTCGACATGTACACCAATTTCAATATCACCATAGACTTCATCTGTGCTAAAATGTATTAACGTTGGTGTATTTCCCGTTTCTTGCCTATATGTCCTAAGCAATTCTAAAATATTATGAACACCATTTATATTAGATAGTATAAAATCATTACTATTTGTAATAGAATTCCCAACATGAGTTTCTGCTGCCGTGTTTATAAGATAATCACAATCATATAAAAATTTTAGTTCGTTTATATCGCATTTAACAAAAGAAAAATTTTCATATAAGTTAAATTCATCTAATAATTTTTTATTAGCAGCGTATGTGATTTTATCAACACCCTTCACATACCACCCTAGGTGTAAACACTGTCTAGTAATATAGGATCCAATAAATCCTAAACATCCAGTGATATAAACTATTTTTTTCATATTATTTTTTTTCTATAAAATTTAATATTCTATCAAATATATTATCACAATATGGAATGGCTTTATTGAAATTATCAACTATTTTAGTTAAATTATCATAATAATAATTTTCTGTATAATTAAAGTCAAATGCTCTTTCTGCTGGGATCCAATAACTAGTATCAAAAAAATCTTCAGCGTTTGGACATCCCCAATATACTGGTATTGTTTTAGTTATTAAACAATCTATTAGTTTTTCAGTTATATAATTTTTTTCAGAACTGCTTTCAATTGCCACGGAATACATACTGTTAAATAAATATATTTTATCATCATTTGGTAGCAATTCATAATTTTCTAATCTAAATCTAGTAGAACTATAAAATTTTTTTGGTATTTTTATATTGTGTTGATTAAAAAATATTAATCTTCTAATATCATAACCATGCTTTCCATGAAGTGATCCACATATCATGGATAAAGAAAATTCTTTATTTATATTTCCGAAATTATGATCAAAAGTTCCAAAAGAATCAGGATGATGTTTTGATTTGTTTAACCAAGTAGTTCCATATAACATAAAACTTGCGTTATTGCAATTGTCTAAAATAGTTGGATTTGATGTTACTATTTTATCATATTTTTTATGATGTGTTATTATGTTATGTACTGGTTCTACCCATCTAGAAGTAGTTGGTTCGTTGACATGGCAAAATATCTTATATGATTGAGGATCAATAAACTCTGGAGATCCACCTGGTATTTGATTTTTTCCGAATCTAGTAAAATGTATTTCTACAGGAACATCTACATCAGGAATTTGTTCCTTGGAAATCATATAATCAGCATTTAATATTAATGGCTTCATATAAATTTATTCCCAACACTCTGATATGCTATTGCGTTATCATCAAACCCAAGCTTCTTTAAAGTAGTTTGTTTTGATTCACTGTCAGCCAAACCCATAGTGATGTACTTTTCTCCATCATATTCACCACCTGGCCAGACACAGTAAGCCATCGGCAAACAACCAATTCGAATCTTTCCCATGTATTTAAGAAAGTTATTGACTAAGATCTCATGATCAAATACTGGTATGTTTTTTGTCTTGATCTCTTCTGCGGCTTGAACCCAATCCCATAGAAATTGTATTGCTGCGGCAGTATTATTAATAAAAATTGGCGATGCCTTGGGCAACGCCATAGATGGATCTTCTTTAGATGGAATTTTTGGAAAGGCAAAAGCTAAATCGCAGTTTGGTCCAATATCATCAAAAATATTCAATTGTTTATGCATGATAGAATCAACGTCCATCCAAACAAATGGTATATTGATTTCACGTATCATGTCATATAAAAATCTTGGCTTGGATAAGCAATTTAACCGATAGTCACCTCTAGATTGCAACTCTCTGACCAAAAATGGCATATCTAGATCTCTACAGTTTTTAATAAAACGCTTTGCGTGATCGCTATAGTATGTTCTACCGTCAATATCAGCAAAAAATGTCACCAATGGAGTTTTCATAGCTGTTGAATTAAATCAAATAATATATCATCAGATCCTTGCATTTTTTGAACCAGTTCAAAATTATCTTTTATTGCATCTATTTTACTTAAATAATATTCTTCCGTCAATAAAGAAATATCTAATTCATCATTCAAGATAATCATACCATCAAGATTGAAATACTTACCAATATCTGGAGCACCCCAATATATCGGAATAGTTCCAGTGGCAAAACAATCTGTTAACTTTTCAGTAAAATAAGTTTCATATTTATCGTTTTCAATAACAATATGAAATCTATAGTCATTCAGATACGTGTGCTTTGAATCCCAGGGTGATTGTGATGACCCTATTTTGGGTGTACTCGCTGCTCCACCAACAATGTCTATTTGACCATTAAGTTGTTCTGCAATCTGATGACGAATATGATGACCAATAGTCACCTTCTTTCCAGATGCGAACATAGAGCAGTTTTTTGTCTTATTAAATATCTGTTGGTTCTTCACCCAAGGTAGGTTACTTCCAGCAAATGAGAAATGAAATTTTTGGCTGTTCTTATTAAATTCCCGATCCGCGAAAAAAATCGCATCATAAGATTCCTCAAGTTGAGGAACCATAGACAAAAAAGCATCCCGTGGAACCGACCAAGCATGAAATATTGCCCTGGATTCACAGACCCATGCAATCTTTTTCTCTCCTGGTTTTTTTTGATATCGTATTCCATGAGGTATTGCTGAATCCATAAAAACTTTAATAGGACTATCACTTGTAGTCCACTCAAACTTTTTAGGTTTTAAATCAGAATTTGATGAAAATTGTGGAAGAAATGGGCTTCCAATCGCTTGTACATAATCCATAATATAGCTCCAGAATTATGTATATCACTTACCTATGTGGTATTTTGGAATCAATTCCCAGTCTTTCTTTTCTGAGTGTGAAATGATCTTAAGTCTAGCCAATGATAGTTGCGGAGCCTCATACTCCTCTGGATCGACCGCTTGGACCAAACCCCATTCCACCAATAGTTTAACTATGGTGTTTCTTCTGGCCAAATCATCTTCAGAAATATCACTATCTAGCCCATCAAGAATGAACATTTCCTTAAAATGCATAATTGCATATCTACCCCGCTTGTGCAAAATATGACATGACTGAAATAGTTTCTTTTCTTTTTTTGAAGAAACCCCAATTCGGGTCAGCGTTTCTTTCACTTTCAAAAAGTCTTCTTTTGTTTTTAGTGTTATTTCAACCCCTAAACCATCAAATATATCATCATCTTCTGGCATAATTTCTCCATAAAATATAAAATATTTATATTTTTAGGATTTTCCACCAGTATTAAGGTGCTCTTGTATGGTTTCCAGTTGGCTATCTGTAAGGATCGGGAGGACTTCCATAGCCCTTTGCCTGGAATAGCCGTAGTAAGCCATTACAGACTCCACCCGTGTCTCTGTGGGCTTCTGCCACTTGGCGTATCTGGAAGCCTTCTTGAGCGTTTCTAGGTAATACACGTACTGGATCTTCTTATCTAGACCAGGGTATCTATTCATCATATTGGCATGAAAAATACAGTCCTGGTGGTAGGAAAAGGATCTATTCATGACAAAGGGAACATAATGTCTTTCCGAAGTCTCCTCCGTCATTATGTTCTTCTTTGTCTTATTGATTGAATTGAAAAAGTCTGATAGTTCCATTAATTAAACTCACAGGTCAGCATCAGTTCCACCAAAAATGCCACCATATTAATTTCCTGATCGGCAACAAATGCAGACTTATACTGATATTCACCGATGATCACAATGGCATTTGGGATTGATGGCTTGGTCATGGTATCGATCAAAGAGTCATAGATTTTCCTGAAAATATCGTTGTGGGACATATGAACATTGACAGCGACCCACTTTCGAACTGATGCAAAATCCTTTGCCTTCATAAAACCAATTAGACTCTTGATTTCTGCGTCAGCAACATTTACCAGGATTCCTTCATCAATTACACCAGATACAGAATACCTCTGCAACTCATTAAGCATTCGCCTAAAGTCTGGGAAGTGCTTTAGAATTAACTTGGATAGAACCTTGACATCATACCGAATACCCTCCTGCTTCAGAATGAACTTACACCGCTCAAGAAAATCCATGCAGATCTGCGTCTTATCGGATTGAGCGATAGTAAAATCAATGCAAGTACAGCGAGAATGAATCGGATCAATAATCCTAGACTTGTAGTTGCAAGTGATTATGAATCTACAGTTATTTGCAAACTCCTCAATAGCACCACGAAGGGCTGGCTGAATGCTCTGTGCATTGCTGTAGTCAAACTCGTCAAGAATGACAACCTTCTTCTTATCTCCATCAAATGATACGGTGCTTGCAAACTGCCGAATCTTTGTTCTCAGAGTATCAATATTTCCATCCTCTGAACAATTGATAATGATATAATCAGCACCAAATTCATTACACAATGCCTTTGCCACAGTGGTCTTTCCAGTTCCTGCCGTACCAGAAAGAAGAAGATTTTGTGGTTCTCCTTTAGCAACCATGTCCTTGAAGGTTGTCTTCAAGGACGATGGCAGAATACATTCGTTGATTGTCTGGGGTCGATACTTTTCAACCCAGAGAAAGTTAGTGGGATTGGTCTTCATAGTCATCCATTATAAGTCGAAGTAGACTCCATTGCAAACCAATACTTGAGTGGGATATCCAGATTCTCAAAGGTGGCAACCACGTTCTTGGCGAATGAAATCTTGTAGTTTCCTCCAAGCAAACGAATATTATCCATCTTGAAGTTGAAGCTAAAGTCCTTTCCATTGGCACTGGATTCGAGATCAACCTCACAGCTATTGCTAGTTGGATCCTTTAGATCACAGACAATAGCATAGATAGAGTCATTCTTCGACCTAAAGCAGATATCTGGCAACTGTAGAATAGAACTTGCCCTGCTCAACTCGGAGAATGCGTCTTGCGACAGTTCTGTCTCTGCACAGATCTTAGGCATCTTGACTTCCTTCTTTGGGGTTGTCAGCAGATTTGGACTTGAATAGAAGTAGTTAACGGCAGTGCCATTTAGCCCTTCAATTCGAACAAACTTATCATCAAAGATGAAGTTTGGGTTCTGAAAGAGGCTGATAACTCCAAGGAACTTATTTAGATCCCAAATTCCAAATTCAAGTGGAAAAGACTCCTCGACTGTGGCCTCAGCCATTCCAGTCATAGAAGGAGTGATTGTCTTGATCGTATTTCCTGGGCTTACCAGGATATTCGAATTGAGAGAAGAGAAGTTCTTCAAAATTGCAAGAGTAGTCTTGCTCAAAGTAATATTTGTCATTGTTGTAGTCATAATATAGATTATCCATTTCATTCAAACTCTTCAAAATCGTCCTCGTCCTCATCTCCACTGGATGACATGTAATTTTTCAAATTCTTCTTCCAACGATTTCGTTCGGAGTTTTTCTCTTTGTCGTAAGTACCACGATCCGCTCTTGGCCTCGGCGGATTATTTACCTTAGTCTTGTTATTTTTATCCATTAAAATTCAACCCAGTGAAATCCATTTTTATCTTCTATGTAAGTATACATTCTTCCACTCACTCTGTCAATCCATCTATCGCCAACATTTACATTTAGTGGCATATCATCTGAATAAAAATAATCCTCAAAGTTTCCTGTATAGATTTTCCACCCAGAATCTTTTTTCGTTGGGATAGATTTTACATTGTTTTCTATTGCAACATATTGTTTTCCATCATAAACAACCACATCACCTACCGAATACACTACAGCGTATCCTCTAGTATCATATTGTCTATAATTTCCCCTATATCGTATTTCGTCTGGAACTATAGCCATATCACTATTTATGCTTGGGTCAATCTACTGAAATTATTTTTCTTTTCAAATGTTATTGTATTTGAAAATTTATCGATGATCTGATCCGCCTTGTGGCTGATTACAAATACATTTGTTTTGCTTCCAAGGGCATTGAGCAGTTTCAGCACATCATCTGTACCCACCGAATCAAGAGACGAATCAAATATCTCATCAAGAATAAGCAAATTGCAATTCACGCTATTTTTAATCTTGGCGATTTCTCTCCAAGCCAAAAGCAATGCCAAGTCAATTCTCATCTTTTCCCCTTCACTGAAATTCATATAACTGAATTCATCTCGGTGGCGGCTCTTGATAACTTCATTGAATTCTTCATCGATGTTGAACTGAACAAAAAAGTCCATTGCTCGAAGATACTTGTTGATGAATTTGTTCATCGCTGGAAGATAGTGCTTGATTATCTTGATCTTGACACCGTTATCCTTGAGGATATCTCCAGCCATCTTCAGATAGTCAAAATCCTTCTTTAGCTCCTCTCTTTCCTTTTTCAGAGAAACCAATCCATCTTTCTCCACCTTGAGCGTTGCCTTTTCCCGTGTCAGATCATTCTCGATTTTATTCGATTCATTCAGTTGCGTTGACTTATATGAAACTAACGATTTTATTTCCCTGATCGATGATAATTTTTCCTTGATATTTTCATCTATCTTGTCTATCTTTTTCATCGTTTGATTAAAATGCTCAATCAGCTTTTCTGTTTCCGTCTCATCGACCATCAACTTCTTCAACGATTCTTCAAGAGAATTAACTTGTTCGTGCAACTTGTCGATGTTTTCTTCCTTGATTTTGTCAGTCAATTTAGTCCTGCATTTTGGACATTTATCAGTCTTCTGAAAGAACTTGACTTCCTTCTCAAGATCATCCATCTTGAATGTCAGATTGGAAATTTCACTGCTGATCGATTTTGATTTCTTTCTATGATCCGAGATATCAAAATCCATAACATAATCCTTCTTGGAGACATTCAACTGTTCAATGTCTTGTTGTAACACAGACAATTCATCTTCATGAATTTTTATCTCGTCCACTATTTTCTTAACATCGTTATTCAGCCGCATAGCCAATCCATCGACTATTTTCTGCTGATATTGAATCTTTTGTTCCTGCAATTCGATCTTATTGTTGATATCAGATATATTTTCCTTTGTCAGAGATATTTTTCCCTTGAGAACAACATTCATCGTTGTAAAAATATTGATATCTAGAATATTTTCTATCACAGCCCTTCTGTCAGAAGCAGATAGTTGCATGAATGGAATAAAAGAAGAACTACCAAGAATCACGACTTGTGTAAAAGTCTTGAAATTCATCTTGAGTATTTGTTCCTCAAACTGTTCCTGTTGATCTAGATTCTTGGCATCCTGATTTATAATCTTATCATTTTTATAAATCTCAAAGATCTTTGGACTCAATCCTCTTACTATCTTGTATTCATCTTTTCCTATCGTGAATAGCAACTCAACCAAGCAATTTTTCTTGTTGATCGAATTGTTTATCTGTGTTAGATTTATTTTTCTAAACGGCTTGCCAAACAATGCAAAGGTTATGCTGTCAAGAAGAGCAAATGACTTTCCGCTACCATTTGCACCACACACTAGAGTGGTGTTCTTTGCATCAAGCTGAATTTCCGTCCATGTATTTCCAAACGATCCAAAATTCTTAAACTTTATCTTTTTGAATAATATCATTTAATAAAATACCTTCCGCTACCATAGATCTAAAGATTGGAGTTGGCTCTTGCTCCTCAAAGAGCAATTCATCTGCTGTTTTTTTATCAGAGTTCATATTGAAAGACTTTCCATATATAAATCCTTGATTATCAACTTCAGTTTATTCTTATCCTGTATACCTTCCATGGAATCAATTTCCTTGGAAATTATTGTTATCGTGTCTTCACTGACATCGACATCCGCATCATCTAGTTTCGATGATATGCTATTGTCCTCGACTATCTGCAATTGCTGAACGCCGACATCGGTTATCTTTCCAATAAATTCATCAAATAGATTTTGATTCTTTTTATTTAATACCACAATCTTTATAAAGCAGTTTTTATATTTATCGAATTTAACTTTCTTGACTGTCTTTTCGAATGCAGAATCCGAATCATCATATTTCAAAAGATAGAATAAAGAATGCTTGTTTTCGATGAATTCAAGATTGCGAGTATCCGTATCCAGGATATGAAATCCCTTCTTACTCCCAACATCGGCAAAAGACAATTGATACTGTGTACCAAGATATTGAATATTTCCGTGGGTTTGTTTCAGATGAAAGTGACCAGATAGAACCTTATCGTAGTTGGAGAATATAAATCTCTCTACACCACCCTCATGCCGTATTCCAGCCATGACTTCAAATCCATTGATCTCCAGATGTCCGCATAAAATAGAACATGAATTGTTTTGAATGAAATCAATTGACTCCTCGAAGTTTTCTGGATTGATCCAAGGAACAAGTCCAAGGCATATGCCATCGAAAACAACTTCAGTCGGAGATTCGTAGATTTTAATACTATCGTAACCCTTACTGAACAATTCCTTTACAGAATTTATGTAATTTGTATTTTTATAGTAGACATCATGATTTCCAAGAATTATGTGCAACTTAATGTTTAGTTCCTGGAACTTATCTATAAATTTTGTTCTAACGCTTGATAGCGTGTTGAAGTTGATGTATTTTCTTCTATCAAATAGATCACCAAGATGAATAACATGCTGAATATTATTTTCTTGTAGATACGGAAAGAAAGTATTCTCGAAATATTCCAAAGAATAATTTAGAAATATCGGAGAATCGTTTCTAGCACCAAAATGTGTATCGCTAATAATTGCAATCTTCACGTTGCCCTCTTGGGTTTTTTTCCACGTTTTTTCTTGGCCTTCTCCTTCTTTTCCATCTTTTCTATATCGTTCTCAGACAGAAAAAATGTATTCTGTAGAAATTCAGAAAAGGTAGAAGATCCTTGATTTTCCTTCAGCCAATCTACAAACTTCCCATCGACATCATTCATTTGAATGCATTTATACTTTATGTACGATTGCTTTTTCTCTCGTTCTATTCTACGTAAAAATGCGTAATATATTATTTGAGTAAAATATGAGAATGGGTTTTGTGATTTCTGGGGATCAAAATTATGAGCATATGATA